TTCTTTACGGTATCATAGTAGGCATGAGGATCAGCTTCAAAGATCGTAGGCCAAAACTCATGCTCAACTAACATTATAATCACTATTTTGCGGATTGTCAAGCCATAAGTTGCCTCGGCCATATAAGCGTATGTAGCAGCTTGAACGAAATAAGATTCTATATCTTTTACAGTCTTCTGCCTACGAGAAGTTTTGAAATCCACTATAGCCGCTTCACCATTCCAATCACATAGTAGATCGGTTGTTCCGGCAGTCTTTAGTTCATGACAGTATAGAGGAAGCTCACAGCCATGAACTAAAGTAACATTCTCTTCTAGAACTTTGGCTACAGGTTTGAAGGAAGCGATCTGAAGACTCATAACATCGCCCAAAGTATAGTCTTCGTTCATCAAAAACTGTTCAGCCATACGATGAATAACAGTACCTTTGGTAGCAGCGGTCTTAGTAACAAGTAATGCCTCTTTCTCACCAACTCGCTTGCGCCATTGATCTAGATACTTTTTGTCAAAGCATTTGTCCAGCACAGTTGTCACAGATGGATAGGCAATGCCATCCTCTACTTCGTAAAAACGACCCCAAGGAGTTTGGAGTCGCTTTAGGTCTTGTCTATATACTAGATCGTGTTCAAACATCATCATTCTTTATAGGTTTGCCTTTGGCCTGAATATTAGACAAATCAAAAATCGGCTGTGGACCCATTGGTTGTACTTCATTCATAATCTTACACTGCAACTCAAAATATTTTTTATGTAGATCAAAATAAGCATTACGCCACTGTTCAGCCGTCAAACCTTTATAGGTATCATCACTCATCACGCATTCTCTCTTTAAACTTAAAGTATGATTCTAACAATCCATTGATATTGTCCCTGCCTACGGGATTTTCCGAATGAACTGTCCACCAAAAAGTTTCAGGAAACTTTATCGGGTTCCAATCTCTTTGCTGCAAATCAACTTCAATAAGCCACTTGGCACAATCCATTCCAGTACCACCGTCACCCAAATCGTGATCAAAGGAAATGTAATCTGGAAACCCATGTTCACAAACTCGATCTTTCATTTCTTGAAAGGAACGAAGTACAACATATTTACTTCCATCATCAGGCGGATCACGTTCATCATCTATAAACCAAAAAACACATTCACTCATATTGTATGCGTTCCGCTAACGGGCGGTTCTCCTTTGCTATCAAATACGACTTCACCAAATCATTACGAACGATATCATCTTTCTGAAATTCAATACAGGTAAACTCGTCCATATCGTTGATGATAGACATGAATTTATGTATATCACTTCTAGAGCCATTTGTCAAGTCTGTCTGACGATAATCGCCCGCTAAAATAATTTTTATATTTCTGCCTGAACGGGTTATCACAGTATCTAGTTCACTAAAGGCCATATTCTGAATTTCATCTACCAAAACAACACAATTCTCCAAGGTCACGCCCCGAAGGTATGATGTTGATACAAACTCAATCATCTCATTCTTCTTCAAATAGTCATAGCCATCTGGTTTGTCTGATATGAGTTTGTTTACTATCTCAATGTAGGGAGTTTCAAAAATCTCTAACTTCTCTTCCAGGCTTCCAGGTAGATAACCGATACTTCTAGATGGAACAGCACTTCTTACTATGTAAATTTTCTTGTATATTGATATTTCAAGAATTTCTTTTAGAGCCAGATATAAAGCAAGGAATGTTTTGCCTGTTCCGGCCCATCCGTGGAGAAGCAGATTTTTTTGTTTATAGGCATCAAAAGCCAACTTTTGATTATTGGTAAGCGGTTTAACTGTCTTGAGCGCCAGCGAACCATTTTCAGTCGATTTCTTTCTAGGCACTTTTATTTCTTTCTTGTTGTTTTTATGTTATACCTTGATAGTGCTTCCTGGGTTTCCTTTCTTTATGGTCTTGAGTAAATCTTTGAATCCATCATCTGGTTTGGTTATTCCCATTCGCATAGGATCAGCCATAGACGGTGCGCTACACAACCAGTTGATATGGGAATTTTCTTCTATCCATTCTTCAACGTCCTTATAGGAGTCGAAGTTTTCCGAAAAATATTTTTTAGTCTTAGTATTGTAAAAACTGTAACTAGGCATTAGTCACCCCATTCGTTGCCATACTCTGCTTCATATAATTCATCATCCATAAGAGTATCTATATCCATTGTCTTTAGCGCACGAGTAAAACGCTTCTTTTTAGACTTGTCAATGTTATGTCTTACGTGGCCATAATAGTCTTCTTCTTGTTCTTGTTCTTCTCTATGCTTGTTGATTTTCTTTTTGAACGTCTTACTCAACGCTTAGTCTCCTATGTTGTTGGAAATTGAGTGCCAATTGCTTCGTTTACAAGATCAGGCGTAACTGACTTGAATGGCATATGCTTGTCCTTAAACTCAATCATCAACTCAGCATCTGCTGGAGTCACAGATTCAAGAACTTGCATAAACAAGTGCAGTCTTCTTTCATCAGAGAGACTTGGGTTTCCTCCCTCGACAAACAGGTAAAGCTTTTTTGACTCTTGAAACAAACGACCTTCTACATCGTTATAATCAGTAGGCGTGTATTTGATTGGTCCCTTGGGCAACAGCCATTTCACATTAGGATCGAATACCGATTGAAACAGATTGACCATTGCTGGTTTATAGTTCTTACGAAGTATCTCAATCTTCTCATTACGATTTTCTTCTTGATCTACTGCTGTTAGTATCTCGGTAAATGATAATTGCATACTCTTCTTTCCTCGGATATCCGCTTCTGCATTGATTAAAAATTTTGCTGTTGGCATTTCATATTTGTTCGCCATTTGTTTTCCTTACTTAGATTTGAACAAGTTGGACAACCAATCGGCAGTCATTTCTTGAAATGTTGGTGCTCTTGTTTTCATTTCTTCGGTTGCTGTTGGCGAAAATGACGGCATAGGTTCTGATAAAATCTCTTCAACATTTTGTCTGGACTTTTCATAAAGGTTTGTCATTTGTTCATATAGTTCAATCTGCTGATTCAGCAAACCAATTTGCTTATTCATGTTGTTGTGCGAATCAATAATTTCATCAAGAACTTCCTTTTTTATCGCCAAATGTTCATCGTTGCCATCTATATTATAGACATTAATTTCCATCAAAAATCTCCAAGATTCATTATGAGATTGCTACAGCCATTCTTTACTAGATATGTATAGAACTTGCGCTTGTCTCGATCAGGAAAATTGGCATACTGTTCCATTACTTCTATTGTAAGGTCTTCTGGTATTTTTGTCAAATCAATCATCGTTTCGTTTCTTGACCAGTTTCTCCATAAACTTTCATCAGTAGAAGTCCCATCATGTTGCCAGCAATCAACTTGCAAAGAAATGTCTTTCAGTTTCTTTTTGGTGATTGGAGTTTGTCTTTTTGAAGCAACAAAGGTATCATCATCAGACAGCACATTGGGTATACCATCACTTTTATCACCTCGGACGATATGTTCAGCGAGGTATTCGGAAGGAGATAAATTTGTTCGGATAAATCTTTTGTGGATGGGGTCATACTGTTTTACATTTTCATCGTGCAGTTGAATGAAATCCTTATCGCCGCTTACGATCATTACAGATTCGTGATTTCGAGCATAGCGAACAAGCGTCCCAATAACATCGTCGGCTTCACAGTTTTCTACTTCTATGACTTTATAAGGCAAGACTTCTTTCAACTCTTCCTTTATTCTATCGAAGAAATCAAATAGATGAACCCAATCAAGACGAGAAGCATCTCTTTCTTTCTTACGATGGTGCTTATAGTAGGGAAAAATGTTTCTTCTCCAACTACGCTTTGAATCATATGCTATGATTAACTTACCATAGTCATCTTTGAACCTATTATTTATGTATCTAACAGAGTTGAGAATCATATGACGCACTAGATTTTCATCTATTTTGCTGCGATCCTTACCCATATGAGCCATAATGTTGGCTACCATTACCTGTTGAAAATCAATAATGAACATTTCTAACCCATACTATAAGAAAATACTTCTTCATTCTTGGGCTGTTCAGGCGATCTATCTGTGATCTGTGTTCTCAACATACCCAACAATGCTTTCCACTGCATCTCTCGGTTTGGCTTCCAAGAGTAGAAGATATCAACATAGTTCTTTTGTGTCATCAACTTTTTGAATGTTAGTTCAGTCGGCAAGTTCTGCATATCTTCAATAGCATTGACCATCACTGTATAGAACAAGCGAGCATGTTCTTCTTTGTTCTCGGTGTAATGATATTGATCTGTCCAGTTAGCAGAAGTCTCGGCCAATGCACCATAGTTCGAATGAATACTCATACAGCCAGCA